TTCGACCCCCGACCCCCCTGCTGCGACCCCCGCCGCGCACACACACACGTATATTACGATTTTGCACATACGATTATCATTTTGTAAAATATCCAAAAACCGGCCCCTATTGGAAACGCGCCTCCTTGCACCGACCCCCCTTTTCATATAAAAGAGGTCAGGAGTCCCAGTACCCCCCTATACTATAAAAATTTCAGGAATTCTGGCATGGCCAAAAAGGAAGTCAGAGATCCCTCCTCCCATCGCACACCTTCTCAGGTCCGGAAGATGATTCGTGGGTATGACGCTGAACCAGAGAACGTGAAGAAACGTACACTTAGAAATCAGGCCCGTGCAAAATTTAAGAAGGCGGGCTTGGTGCAAAAGGGCGACGGAAAAGATATAGACCACATCAAGCCCATGCGCTCGGGCGGCAGCAACACTCTGGGTAATCTCCGTGTTATGCCCCGCTCGGTAAATCGCGGGTGGAACAAGAAGAAATGACCTCGTATTATTACCGCCCGGTAAATCGCGGGCGGATTAAAGAGGAATAACCTCCGTCCTCTGACATTGGAGACAACGATTGTTAAAAGCACCGAGTGCTATTCCGGACGATGCTTTGAAGAAGTACGCCCAGTTAATGAGTCGTGCTGCCAAATTGGAACTTCAGAAGAAGGCGAAGGATTCCTTCTTGGATTTTGTAAGACAGATGTGGCCCGCCTTTATTGCCGGGCGTCATCACAAGATTGTTGCGGAGAAGCTAGAGCGAGTTGCGAGGGGGGAGTTGAAGCGGTTGATTATCAACATGCCTCCGAGACATACGAAGTCCGAGTTTGCCAGCTTCTTGTTTCCGGCGTGGATGATCGGTAGGCGGCCTGATCTCAAGATCATGCAAGCGACCCATACTGCGGATCTTTCTGTCAGGTTTGGACGGAAGGTGAAGAACCTCATGGAGACGCCGGATTACCAAGGTGTCTTTGATGTCAAGTTAAGGTCTGACAGTAAGGCGGCGTATCGCTGGGAGACGGACGATGGTGGGGAATATTATGCGGCTGGTGTTGGCGGGTCGATTGCGGGTCGCGGGGCTGATCTTTTCATCGTGGATGATCCGCACTCTGAGCAGGATGCGATGTCACCTACTGCTCTTGAAAATGCGTGGGACTGGTACACATCGGGTCCACGACAGCGTCTTCAGCCGGGTGGTTCGATTATTTTGGTAATGACCCGGTGGGGTGAAAAGGATTTGACAGCACGTTTGTTAAAGCAGTCGGCGATGGACCCGAAGGCTGATCAGTGGGAGGTGGTCGAATTTCCTGCGATCTTGGACAGCGGCAAGGCTTTGTGGCCTGAGTACTGGAGTTTGGAAGAACTTGAGAAGATCAAGGCTTCGATCCCGTTACAGCAATGGAATGCACAGTACCTTCAACAACCGTCCTCCGACGGTTCGTCCATTATCAAGCGTGAGTGGTGGCAGCCTTGGGAGCATGAGAAGATCCCTCGTCTGCATTATGTCATGCAGTCGTATGACACGGCGTATTTGAAGACGCAGACGGCTGACTTTACAGCGATCCATACGTGGGGTGTGTTTTACCCGAAGGAGGATGGTCCGCCGAACGTGATCCTGATGGATGCGAAGAAGGGTCGGTGGGAGTTTCCTGACCTGAAGAGGATTGCGTATGAGGAGTACAAGTACTGGGAGCCGGAGGTAATCCTTGTGGAAGCGAAGGCTGCGGGTATGCCGTTGACACAGGAATTGCGAGCGTCGGGTATCCCTGTTGTAAATTTCACGCCAAGTCGCGGTAACGATAAATTCAGTCGAATGAATTCTGTCGCGCCTCTGTTCGAGGCAGGATTAGTGTGGTATCCTGAAACAAGCTGGGCGGAAGAAGTCATCGAAGAGATGGCTACTTTTCCATTTGGCGAGCATGATGACCATTGCGATGCGGCGACACAGGCGTTAATGCGTTTCAGGCAAGGCGGCTTTCTTTCACATCCCGATGATTACGAGACGGTGAGGGAAGAGCGGGTTGGGAAAAGGGTTTATTACTGATGTCTATGCAGCCATATAACAATATCGGTACACCTCTTGGTGGTCCAGTTGACGATATGATGGACGACGAGGACATCAGCGGCCTTCCTGAAATCGACGATGAAGCCGAGGTTGAAGAAGAGGCCGAGGTCGAAGAGATCGAGTTCCAAGCAAATCTGGCAGAGGTCCTAGATGAGGCGGTCATGAAGAAGATCGCCTTGGATCTGGTAGACCTGATTGACAATGACGACAGCAGCCGCGAAGAGTGGAAGAAGGTCTATGAAGAGGGGATGGTCCTCCTCGGTCTGACCTTTGAGGAGCGTTCGGAACCTTTTGAAGGTGCTTCCGGCGTGACCCATCCTATTCTGAATGAGGCTGTGACACAGTTCCAAGCACAGTCGTACAAGGAACTCCTGCCACCGGGCGGCCCTGCGAGGGCGGCGATCATTGGAAAGGTGACACCGGAGCGTGAAGCACAGGCGGAGCGCGTAAAGGCGTACATGAATTACCAGATCACTCAGGTCATGGAAGAGTATGACCCTGACTTTGATCAGATGCTGTTCTATGTTGGATACGGCGGCAGTGCCTTCAAGAAGGTGTATTACGACACATCTCTGGAAAGGGCGACAAGCCCGTACATTTTGCCGAAGGATTTGATTGTGCCATATTTGGCACGGGATCTACTGACGGCGGAGCGCGTTACACACGTATTACGTATGAGCAAGAATGAACTCCGCAAGCAGCAGGTGAGCGGATTTTATCGGGACGTGGACCTCGGAGAACCAGCAGAGACCGAGCGCGACCAGATCCAAGAGCGGCTGGACGATATTTCTGGCAGGGAACCTACGGGCGACAGCGAAGAGTACGCTTTGTACGAGTGCCACTGCAACCTTGACATAGAGGGTTTTGAAGACACGGACGAGGACGGAGAAGAGACTGGCATTAAACTGCCGTACATTGTTACGTTCGACCCTGATTCGATGGAGGTTTTGTCCATCCGTCGCAACTATCGTGAAGACGATCCGAAGAAAAAGAAGCGTCAGTACTTTGTTCATTACAAGTTCTTGCCGGGGTTAGGGTTTTATGGTTTTGGGCTGGTTCACCTTTTGGGGAATCTGTCACGATCTTCGACCTCCATCCTCCGCCAGTTGATTGACGCAGGGACACTTTCCAATTTGCCGGGTGGGTTTAAGACAAGGGGCCTCCGAATGGAGGACCAAAGTCCAATTCAGCCCGGAGAGTGGCGGGATGTCGATGCTCCGGGTGGCGCATTGCGTGAAGGGCTGATGCCTTTGCCGTATAAAGAGCCGTCTGCGGTACTTATGCAGCTTTTGGGCTTCTGTATTGACGCCGCGCAGAAGTTTGTGGGGACCACGGACCTTGGAATGGGTGACTCCAACCAAGAAATGCCTGTTGGAACGACGATTGCGTTGCTGGAGCGTGGTTCGAGGGTCATTTCTGCTGTTCACAAGCGGTTGCACAACGCCCAGATGCAGGAATTGAAGCTGCTGGCGCAGGTTTTTGCTGATTCACTGCCACCTGAGTACCCATATGAGGTAATTGGCGGCGAACAGACGATTATGGCGGCTGATTTCGATGGTCGGGTGGACGTAGTTCCTGTCAGCGACCCGAATATCTTCTCTATGACGCAGCGGATATCGCTTGCACAGCAGCAATTGCAGTTGGCACAGGCTGCACCGCAGATGCACAACCTTTACGAGGCGTACCGACGGATGTACTCGGCCCTCGGAGTACAAGACATTGATCTTGTACTACCTCCTCCCCCTCCACCGCAGCCTGAAGAGGCTATTTTGGAGAATGCTCGGTCGTTGGTGATCCCATCTGGCGGCAATCCTTTGAAGGCGTTCCCTGATCAGGACCATATGGCACATATTCAGGTGCATATGGCCTTTATCATGCTGCCAATCATGCAGACTTCCCCTGCAATTTACGGAATTTTGCTGTCTCACCTTCTGGAACACGCTTCTTTGGCGGCGCAACAGATGGTTATTTTGAACATGCAGCGGCAGTTTGGGCAGGATATGCCGCAACTTGATCAGGTTCAAATGGCTGTTGAGGTTGCGAAGGAAGAAGCAAAACTAATGCAGCAGCTTGTACAGCAACTTGCCCCTCCTCCTCCGCAGGGTACAGATCCTTTGATTGAGATCCAGCAGCAGAATTTGCAGCTTAAGGGTCAGGAATTGCAGCAGAAGGGTCAGGAAAGTCAGGCGCGTCTAGCATTTGACCAGCAGAAGCTGGCTAAGAAGGACGCTTTGGACCGCGAGAGATTGCAATCCATGGAAGATGTGGCACAACTCCGTGCGAATGTCTCACTCGAACGCGCTAGACAGTAAGGGGTTACGGTTATGGCTGGCAAACCGGGCGAAAGCCAAGAAGCACAAGCAGAGGCAAGTCGTCCTGCGGCAACTTCTCCTGACGCTGATCAAAACTACAACGCCGGATCTGGTAGTAGCAACGCCGGATCTGGTACCGGCAGTCCCGGAGCCAGCGGCGGAGATAGGGATCGACAGGATGGCGGAAACACTGGCGGCGGTGACGGCGGAAAAGCCGCTAGAGATGCCGCGGACGATGCTCGCGCTAGAGCAACTCAGGATGCTGTAGACCGCGAAAGACAAAGATCTGCGGATGCTGCGAGAGAATCTCAAGCAAGAGTAGACGCCGCTGCCGCAGAAACAAGACGTCAGATGGCGGAGGCTGAACAGGCTCGTCTGGATTCTGTTGCGCGACAGGAGGCTGTCAAAAACCTTGGTATTCCGAGTTTAATGACAAATACTTTTTCTACGACACCGATGTCTATGCCTTCTGGCCTCAACCCAACAATCCCGGGCGGGATGATGGCTGATCCGAAGAACCTGTTTGACTTTGGCTATACAGATCCAACCTCTACCGCGATGCGGATGCAAGGGGATACAGAAAGAAATTTAAACAACCTTGGAACACTGGACCCAAGTTTTCAGACAAAGATTGCTGGGACGTTAGATGATGTGATGAACTCGGGGCAAAACCCCTACCTTGTTTCAACTGCTAGAACTTTTACCCCTGCTCAACTACCCGGCGGGGCTAAACCCGCAGAAGATTCCTATCACAAATATGGTCTTGCTGCTGATATTGGTTTGACAGGTGGAACTGCCCAAGATTACGCCAACATGGGTGCGATTGGGTACGACAGAGGTCTTGGGTGGGGTGGAAGTTTTAGTAATAACTATGACCCAGAGCATCTTCAGGCAGGACCTGTCGACGTTGGTGCTACTGAATATGCGACTGCAATGGACATCCCAAGAGTTTCCGTGTCAGGCCAACCTTTTCTCCCAAGCGGTTCTCCCGGAGTTGGAGATCAGATAGCATCTGCCAGTAAATATGTTGCCGATGTAATTACAAACGCTCCGGAGAATACCTTAAAAGCACTTAATACTGCTTACGATGCTCTTCCAAGCAATGCTGCGAGCCTTGCTATTCAAGCCGGAGCATACGCCATAAATCCTCTGCTTGGTGCTGCAAATACCGTATCCGGATTTTTTAACGGACCTACTCTTCAGGGTACGTTTTTAGGCGGCCCAACAGCACAGCAAGAATTTAACCGTGACCGTCAGATGACGCAGGAAGAAGTAAACATTGCTGAGTTTAACCGTCTCTATCCAAACGCGGGAAGCGACAAAGAACTGTACGGCGGCAACGATAATCGCGGGATTGCATCTCTTCCAAAAACCCCTAAAAAACCGGTACTTCCAACAACTACACCAGAAGCCCCACTCCCACCAGTGTACACAACTGGAATAGATTTTACCGCTGGAAATTACCAAGGTCCGCCAATTTCTACCGAGACTTACAGCCCTAATCCGGAGTACTACGCCGGATATAATCGTTTAGGTTAACAAGGAGACTACCATGAACTACCCAATCCCACGCGCTGCCACTAAGACACCACCTATTGAGACATCGCAGTCAATCGTTAATCAAGGGACAATTCCTTTGAAGAACGGCTCTGCCATTGGAGTTCCGCCAGCACCGAAGGGTGAACAAACTGCCCGTGGCTTTGGTGCAATGCTCCGTCCTCAAAAGTACACTGTCAGCTAATATGGACCCTTTTACTCTCATTGCTGGAGCCACGGCGTTGTACAACGGCATTAAAGGTGCCGTGGACTCTGGTCATGAGATGCT